CAACTGGCGTGATAACCCATGGTGGAACGAAGAACAGGAATCACTGCGAGCGTGGGACAATGAGAATCTACCACGGGCCAAATATGACTGGATATGGGAAGGCAAGTATAACGATGAAGTTGACGGCTCCATCATCAAAGCCGAATGGTTTGACGCTGCCATCGACGCTCACAAGATCGACCGACTCAAGAATCTATTCAAGCCACGGGGCGCAGTGATCGCAGCTCATGACCCATCAGACACCGGCAATGATGACGCCGGTTTTGCTATCCGTCATGGCTCTATAATTGAGACAGTAAACGCCAAGGCCAGCTGCGAGATAGATGTGAAGTGCGATTGGGCAGCCGACCAGGCTCTACACCAACGAGTTGATTGGTTCGTATGGGACGGTGATGGCATGGGTACCGGGCTCAAGCGACAGATAGCTGACTCATTCGACGGCACTCGGGTGAAGTGGCACATGTTCAAGGGCTCGCTCTCAGGTAGTGGCCAGGACAATGCTGACGACATCTACATGAACGACGCGAGGCAGGTTGGCGAAGATCCTGTAACCTACGCCGACACCTTTAAGAACAACCGATCACAGTATTATACCGAGTTGGCTGATCGCTTTTACAATACCTATCGCGTAGTCGTGAAGGGCGAGTATGCCGACATTGATGAGATGATCAGCCTGAACAGCGAAGGCGTTGAGGATATGGCCGGTCTGCGCTCCGAGTGTTGCCGGGTGCCCATTAAGCCTGTTCACGCTGGTGGATTGATTCAGATCATGAGTAAAGCGGATATGGCCAAGCTGAAGATCGCATCACCAAACATGAGTGATTGCCTAATGATGACGATGTGGAAGCCAAAGGTTAAGTCACGAACCAGCGCGACCAGGTTTGCCCATCAAGCACAAACCAATTACGACCCATACAACTATGATTAAATCACTGGACGATCTTTGTTTGAAGCTGATCGTATTAACAACCATCGGCGGATTCATAGTGGCGGCAGGTTTAATAATTTGGAGGATATTATGATCAGGAACATTGAAGCAGAAGACATCCCGGAGCTAGTTCAGCTCGGCTTTAACATGGCCAAAGAATCGGACTATGTAAATGACGGTTACGACTTCGACAAGGTGGAGGATTTGTTCGATCAGGTTATACAAGAGGATAGATTCTGCGGTGCGGTGTCAGTAAGTGATGTAGGTGAAATCAGGGGGATGTTCGTTGGTATGCTGACTGAGCAGTTCTTTAGCAACAATACTCTGACAACTGATCTGTTCCTTTACGTCAAGCCAGAATACCGAGGTAAGCGTGATGGCTATCAACTGATTATCAACTATCTGGAATGGGCCAAAGAGATCGGCGCAGATACCATTATGATGGGCATAACGACCGGGATTCACGAGGAAAAGACCGGAGAACTGTATAAAAAGCTCGGATTTTGCTATTGTGGAAGCCTTTACAGGCAGAGGCCGTAGTGATGTGTGATCCTTCAAAGGAAATTAAGAGAGGTTTAAGAAAGACCCGGAAAGAATCATCCAGATTTGTATCATCAGGAGTTGAGGAGATTTCAGAAGAGCTTGGATTAGCAGCACCGAAACTGCCGCCATTACCACCGGCCCCGACCAGAGAAGAAGCTGCTATCTCAGCGCAAGAGGCAGAGCGTGAGCGGCGCAGGGGAGCCAAAGGCAAGAGGCGCACAATCCTCACTAGTCCGACCGGGGAAGAAGCAACAGGCCTTGGCCGCAAAACTCTACTCGGACAATAATCATGGCAATGACTAGATCGGAAGAGTCCATCCAGCGCTTTGATCGGCTGAAAGGTGACCGAGGCAATTGGGAGCATCACTGGCAGGAGATTGCTGACTTCGTTTACCCGCGGCGTGCAGACTTCACCACAAAGCGTGCTGAAGGCGAGAAGCGCATGAACCGCGTCTTTGATACCTCAGCCATCCAAGCTAATGAACTGCTCGCATCTGGATTGATGGGGATGATGGTAAACCCGGCTGCCAAGTGGTTCGCACTGGCTATTAACGATCCGGCGTTAAGCGAAGACCAGGAAGTAAAAGAGTGGTTGTCAGAAGCGACAGACATCATGTTCGCTGAGATGAACAAGCCAGAAGCCGGCTTCAACACAGGCATGCACGAGACATTCCTAGAGTATGGCAGCTTCGGCACAGCGTCGATATTCATCCAAGAAGGCAAGAATGCTAACGGTCTGTTCTTCCAGTCCCGACCATTGTCGGAATTGGTAGTTGCTGAAGGTGAGCAAGGAACCATCGACACAGTGTTCCGCCGCTTCCAGTGGACTGTTAAGCAGATGATGGAGAAGTGGGGCGAGGAAGCCGTATCGCCTGAAGTCTTGAAGCTATGGCGCGATAAGAAGTCTGATCAAAAGCGCTGGATCACTCATGAGATTAGCCCGCGCACCAAGCGCAACGAAAGCAGCAAGCTAGCAACCGAAATGGCGTGGATGTCTCTATACACCGAGAACGCCACCAAGCACACGCTGGAAGAGAGCGGATTCGAAGAGTGGCCTGTCCCCACCGGGAGATTCTATAAAGCGCCAATGGAAGCTTACGGGCGCTCACCGGCAATGACAGCATTGCCTGATGTCAAGATGATCAACGAGATCATGAAGGTTACAATCAAGGCAGCGCAGAAGAGTGTCGATCCAGCCATTTTGGTACCAAATGATGGTTTCTTGAATCCGCTAAGGACAGTTCCTGGCGGTGTGAATGTGTTCGACTCATCCTCTATGACCGTTGCAGATATCGGTCAGCTTCCATCAGCCAATCCAGGCATCGGATTGGATTTTGTCGCACAGCTACAAGAGCGGATCAGATCAATATTCTTTGTCGACCAGCTACAGTTCGCCGGCGGTCCACAGATGACAGCTACTGAAGTGCTGCAGCGTACAGAGGAAAAGCTGCGGCTGATGGGTCCGATACTTGGCCGGGTGCAGACTGAGTTGCTTGGGCCTATCATTGACCGGACATTCGCTATCCTCGGGCGGCAGGGCAAGTTCTCTGCGGCTCCTGATATCCTACAAGGCCAAACCATTGAGATCGTCTATGTCTCTCCCATTGCTCAAGCACAGAGGCAACAGGAGGCTAACGGGTTCCTGCGGGCTCAAGAGGTATTGGTTGGGCTGACTAACTTTAATCCAGATCTGCTCGACAATCTCGATCAGGACAAGGTATTCCGCGACTTCATTGAGTTGTTCGGCGTCAGTCCTGATAAACTCAGACCTCCAGAAGAGCGCGATACTATACGCGATCAAAAGAATCAGCTCAGACAGCAACAGCAAACCATCGAAGCACTGCAGCAAGGAGGCGAGGCGCTTCAATCAATCAAGGCCGGCACAGCGCCGCCTGAATAGTAGAAGGGGAAGTTATGAAGGGGATGAGGTTATTCTATCGTCAATCGGATTTCGATGACTTCCTGCCTGTTGAGGTTCTGTCTGAACCGTACCAGGTAATAAGCAGCTATCAGAATAAAGTCAGAGGTCAAACGTTTACCGAGACTGCTGGGCGGACCTGCGTGATGTGCAAAAGTGAGCACAGTGATCTGATGGTCGATACGCCAGTTGAATATTTAAGTTTGAAGGGGAAATCATGAAAGCAATCATCCAATGTGAGCTTATCTGCTCCTGTTGTAAGCGTCCTATGCAGTGGAGTGTGGCCGTTGACATCGTAGCAGGTGAGCGGATCGAAACTGATTACGTGGCCTGCCGGTCGCTTAAGTGTGAGGAGCGCAACAAGCGCTATCAACAGCCAACTGTAGAGCTGGTCAGCTTCGAGCAAGATGCAAAGAACAAGGCCGAGGTGGAGGCATATCAAGAAGGCCAAGAGCGCGAAGAGTCAAGCCAGGCAGAGCCCAAGGCAAAGCGGAAATACACCCGCAAGGATGTCAAAGGGTGACCGCCAAGAAGCGCACAGCCAAAGACGTTAAAGCCGATTACCAGTTCGTGTTCGGTAGCGAGGAAGGCAAGCGGGTTTTGGATGATATCCTGGCCTATTGCCACGTGCTCGAACCATTGACCGGCGCTATTGGTACCAATGCTGTAATGATCCGCGAAGGGCGTCGCGATGCAGCTATGACCATCCTTCAAAAGATGATGTGGGATGAGCGTAGATTTGTTAAAGAAGCAGAAGGGGAAAACCAATGAACAGACTATTACGATTTCCGTTGATGGAAGAAGCAACAGGCGGTGAAGGCGATGGCGGCGAGGCTGGCGGCGGATCAACCCTGGGTGGTGCGGCGGCTGGTGCTGCAGAAACGGGCGGGGAGTCCTGGCGCGATTCCCTGCCGGAAGAGATGCGCAACGATACCGGACTGTCCAAGTTCTCCGATGTGTCAGGCCTGGCGAAGTCATACATGAACCTCGAGCAGATGCTTGGGCGGGACAAAATCCCAATGCCGGTGACTGATGAGGATTGGGGCGGGGTATATGATCGACTCGGCCGGCCTGAAGAGGCGGCAGGGTATGAGATGAAAACCCCCGAGGGTGTGACCTTCGATGATACAGCTCAGCAGAACATGCGCGCCATGGCTCACAAAATGGGGCTCAATCAAAAGCAGATGGAAGGGATGTCGGATTGGGTTTTCACTGAGCTGCAGGGGCGCAAGACGGCAGACGACACATCAACGCAGCAGGCCATCGATGATTCCACAGCAGCACTCAAGACGGAGTGGGGCGAGAAGTACGACCAGAACCTAAACGTGGCTCTGCGCGCTGTTGAAGAGTTTGGGGGTGATGAGTTCCGTGAGTTCGTTAGTACCAACTCTATCGGTGGCCAGAAGCTTGGCGATCACCCGGCCATGATCAAAATGCTGGCGGATATCGGCGGCAAGATGATGGAGAGCGGCAAGCTGGAAGGCTCTGGAACCTTGCTGCAGACTCCTGAAGAGATGCAGAACGAGTGTAACACCCTGATGGCTCACCCGGCCTACACCGATCGGCGCAACCCAGAACATGCCCAGATCAACAAGAAGGTCCAGGCGTTGTTTGGTAAAATTCACGGAGGTTGAAGGACCGAGAGTTAAAAGCTATTATATAGACCAGCCCTGCGTCGGAGTACATTATTTAGTGTATTTTCTACCGACGTTTGGGTACCTCCGACAATCCCCTCCTTGGCGACCGGAACCTTGCTTTAAGCTCTAGCAACGGGACCGGCAACGACAACCCCAGAACTAGAGAGAAACGAAGCCATTTTTCTTTAGATGAGGGTTGACTCATGTCAGTCGAAATCACAACGGCGTTTGTGGAACAGTTCCGCGCCAACATCGATCTGCTTTCACAGCAGAAAGATTCCCGTTTTATGGGAAAAATTCGGATGGAGTCCCAAGTGGGCGAGTCCGGTTTCTATGAACAGATTGGCGAGACTGCCGCTCTTGAGCGTACTAGCCGACACGCCGACACTCCTCGGGTTGATACCCCGCACGCTCGCCGTCGGGTAACACTTCGAACCTTTGAGTGGGCAGATCTGATCGATAAGGCGGATAAGGTCCGCATGCTGATCGATCCGACCAGTTCTTATGCACAGTCTGCAATGATGGCGATGAACCGCTCACGCGATGACATCATCATCGAAGCAGCTTTGGGCACTTCCTTTACCGGCAAGTCCGGCGGAACCTCGGTCGTTCTACCTGCGGCCCAAAAGATTGCAGCATCTGCCACGGGGCTAACCTTGGCCAAGTTGCGCTCGGCTGCTGAAGTCCTGAACGGCAATGATGTTGATCCTGATATCCGCCGCTATATGGTTATCACTGCCCAACAGCTGACCAACCTGCTCGCAGATACCACTATCACCAGCGCAGACTTCAACACCGTCAAAGCTCTGGTAAATGGTGATATTGATCAGTTCATGGGCTTCACCTTCCTTCGGTCTGAGCGGCTGACCTTGGACAGCAACGCCGACCGCCAGGTAATTGCCTGGGCAGAAGATGGCATTCTGCTTGCGCAGTCCGCCCAAACAGTAACCCGTATCACTGAGCGAGGCGATAAGTCCTACTCTGTGCAGGTGTTCCGAAGTGAAGACTTTGGTGCCACCCGTATGGAAGAAGACAAAGTTGTTGAAATCGCTTGTGTCGAAGTTTAAGGAGGGCTGACTAATGGCCGTTACTACTGAAAAAAGTGATCAGATCACTAACTCGGAAGCGACTCCTATCGTGCTGGAGGATACAACCTCTCTGCACGGTCGGCATCGCATCGCTTACTTCACTCACACCCAAGACGCCGTAGGCGATGCCAACTCGCTAGTCGAAGTCATCAACCTGCCAGCCGGTCGCGTCCGCGTGTTATTCAGCGAGTCTCTTATTGAGCACAACTGGGTAACCGCTACGATCGACATGAGCGTGGGATGGGCTGCATACGTTGACCAAGACGGTGTTGCAGTTGTTGCAGACCCGAACGGTATCGACGTTGCTATTGATGTCGAGGTGGCCGGGGTGTTTGTTCCTGGTAGTGCGGTCGCAGCCGGTACTGCCAAGACGATGCTGTTTGATAGCCAGGGCGGTGTAACAATCACAGTCCAGGCAATTGCAGCAGCCCTTGCGGTTGGCGATACCGTTAATGGCTATCTGACCTACGTTGTAGACTAAACCCCTGCAAACCCCTTCTGCTGGGGGAAACGGAGGGTTAGGGCGCGGAATGTCCTAACCCTCCACCTATCAAATCTAGGAGATACCTGTGACCAGTGAAGTGGGAATCTGCAACGGGGCTCTGACCAAGGTCGGCGAAGAAGCAATTATCTCGCTTAGCGAAGACACAAAAGCAGCCCGCCTATGTAACCTAATGTTCAATCGGTTGCGTGATTCTATCCTCCGGGCTCATCCTTGGAACTTTGCTATTAAGCGCGTTGAACTGGCAGAGCTGACCACCAACCCAATTTTCGGATTCGCAAAACAGTTTCAGCTACCAACTGACTCTTTGCGTGTTCTTCGTACCGATGAAGATCAGATACCGCACCAGATCGAAGGGCGAATCTTGCTGACTGATGCCGGCACTGTCCAGATCAAATATATCGCACAGATCACCGACCCCAATCTGTTTGACTCGCTGTTCATCCAAGCGCTTGAGGATCGTATCGGCGCAGAACTAGCCTATAACCTGTCAGATAACCGGGCTCTGTCGGTGGATATGCGAGCCAAGTATAAGGAAACGCTAAAGGAGGCCCGAGCAATGGACGGCCAAGAGGGTGTTTCAGACATTGTTGAAGCCGATGAATGGCTAAATATTAGGCTTTAACCATGCCAAGAGCTGCCCCTAATCAAACGAACTTTACCGCCGGCGAGCTGAGTCCCAGGCTTGAAGGCCGCGTCGACATCGCCAAGTATTTCAATGGCGTTAAGAAGCTTGAGAATATGATTGTGCTGCCTCATGGCGGGGCTACGCGTCGGGGCGGGACAAACTTCGTTAATACGGCAAAGGCCGGTAAGGTCAGGCTCATTCCGTTTCAATTTTCGATCACTCAAGCCTACATTTTAGAGTTCGGTGACCAATACATTCGGTTCTATCGGGATCAGGCAATCCTTGGCGTTGAGTCGTTCTCAAGCGGGTTCTCTACCGGGTTCGAGGTCGAAGCCACTAGCAGCGAAATAGCCTCACCGTATCTTGAGTCTGAATTGTTCCAGATCCAGTTTGCTCAATCTGCTGATGTTCTATATCTGGTTCATCCGAATCACGAACCTCGCACATTGTCAAGGATCTCTGATACCGCGTGGATATTGGCCGAAGTAACGACGATCAACGGACCGTATTTTGATCAGAACTTAACGACTGTGACTATCACGCCCAGCGCTACTACAGGGGCTGGGATCACGCTCACAGCATCAGCAGCGACGTTTGTATCCACTGACGTTGGGAGATTGGTCAGGATCGATGAGGGCTTGGATTTCGGCTATGCCAAGGTCGTCGGGTTCACCAGCACAACCGTAGTCACTGCTGATGTCGTAGATGATTTTGTCTCGGTCACTGGTCAGGATACGTGGCAACTCGGAGCCTGGTCAGACACCACAGGATTTCCAGGCACTATCTCTTTCTTTGAAGATCGCCTTGTTTATGCCGGGTCGATCTTTCAGCCGCAGACGATATGGGGATCAAAGTCAGGGTTCTATGACAACTTCGCCCCAGGCACAGATGCCGACGATCCATATAACTACACCATAGCCACCGATCAGGTTAACGCTATCCAGTGGATGAGCCCAGGTAAGTCGCTCACCATTGGCACCCTTGGCGGTGAATTCCTTATGGCGGCATCGACCCGCAACGAGGCGATAACACCGACGAACGTCAAGATCGTGCGGCAGTCAGAATATGGTGGGGCCAATATCATGCCGGTTCGGGCTGCGGGCGTGGTGCTATTTGTTCAGCGATCCACGAAGAAACTGCGTCAATTCATCTATGAGTTTGAGTCTGATAGCTATCTAGCCCCCGATCTGACTCTACTGTCAGAGCATATCACCGCAAATGGTGTCGTTGAGATGGACTATCAGCGCGATCCTGATTCTGTCATTTGGTTGGTTCGTAAAGATGGCCAACTGATCGGAATGACCTATGAGCGAGATCAACAGGTATTTGCATGGCATCGGCATATTATCGGTGGCGTATCGGATGCGGTCGGCACTGATGCACAGGTGGAATCAGTAGCGGTTATTCCAGGGTCTGACAATCGTGACGATGTTTGGTTATCGGTCAAACGATTCATTAACGGATCGACGGTGAGGCAGCTTGAAGTAATCACCAAAGGGAGAGACACCATCACCCCGGTTGATGATGATGATTTCTTCGTTGATGCCGGCCTGACGTTTAGCGGTTCCCCTGCAACTGTGCTTAGCGGGCTTGATCACTTGGAAGGCGAGACAGTGCAGATCTTGGCTGATGGCGCTCCGGTTCCTGATAAGACGGTAACAGGCGGATCAATCACGCTGGATAAGGCGGCTTCAGTGGTTCATGTTGGATTCAACAAGCCAGCCATTATCAAGACGTTGAGACTTGAGTCTGGATCAGCAAACGGTACATCACAAGGCAAGATCAAGCGTATAAACAAGGTCAATGTGCGGTTGTTTGATACACTAGGCGCTAAGGTTGGGCCGACAGAGGACAAGACAGAAATCATTCCTTTCCGCTCAACATCCGATCCT